GCGGCATTCAGCCGCACAACTTCCCGCGCGATCTGCCTGAGCCGCGCGAAGTCGAGGAGATCCTGCGCTGCCTTCGCGAGGGGCGCGTACGCTGGCTCGACATGCTCTACGGCGAGCCGAGCATTATGATCTCGAAGTGCCTGCGTGGTTTCATCCACGCGGCGCCGGGCAAGACGCTCATGGGCGGGGACTTCTCCAACGTCGAGGGCCGCGGCATCGCGTGGCTCTCCGGGGAGGAGTGGAAGGTTGACGCGTTTCGCGAGTGCGACGCGAACCCCAAGCTGCCGGATATGTACAAGCGTGCATACGCCAAGACCTTCAACCGCGATCCCCTCTCCGTGACGAAAGAAGAGCGCCAAGTCGGCAAGGTTGAAGAGCTAGCGTTCGGCTACCAGGGCGGCATCGGCGCGTTCCGGACGATGGGTAAGGCCGCGAAGATCCTCGTCGTCAAGGAGATCACGCCGAAGCTAGCCGCGAAGGCGCGGGCGATGGGCGGGCAGATCGTCACCGAATCCCAGGCCGACGAGTTCAAGCACGGCTGGCGCTCAGCGCACCCGAACATCGTCCAGTATTGGTACGATCTGCAGGACGCCGCCATCGCTGCGCTGCGCTCTCCCGGCGAGATCGTCGAGGCGGGCGCGTACGGGCGGGAAGTGAAGTTCCGCAAGCGCGGCTCTTTCCTGTGGTGCCGCCTGCCTTCCGGGCGCACGCTCTGCTACCCGTACCCCGATCTGCGCTGGCCCGATGGGCGGCCCGTGGTGACGTTCAAGGCCCAGCCAGATGCCCTCGTGTGGGCGTTGTACAATAAGCAGAAGGCCGAAGGAAAGCTGAATACGACGTACATCGTCGACGACCCGGCTAACACTTCGCGCTGGTGCCGCATCTCCACCTACGGCGGCAAGCTCTCCGAGAACATCACGCAAGCCATCTGCCGTGATCTCCTGGCCGAGGCGATGCTGCGTGTCGAGGCTGCCGGCTTCCGCATCGTTCTCCACGTGCACGACGAGATCATCGTCGAAGGCGTCTTCACCGAGCAGGACCGTATCCGCTTCGAGCAGCTCATGACGGAGATTCCGGTGTGGGCTGTCGGCTTTCCCATCTCTGCGGGCTGCTGGTTGTCCCCGCGCTACATCAAGGAGTGACCAATGGACGGTAAGGGCGACATCATCGACCAAGGCAACGCGACCGCGGAGCTGTTCAACCGCGCCGCGATCTCCCAGCGCAAGCCGGAAGGGCCGCAAGCTACCGGCTTCTGTTTTAACTGCGACGCGCACGTCGCGCCGAAGCAGCGCTGGTGCGACGTCGGTTGCCGCGACGATTGGGAGAAGCAACAGCGGGCGACGCAGATGTCCCCGCGGGAGCCGGACCCGATCGTATGACGACGATGCGCGAGATCGCACTCGCGCACGCTCGTCGCGGCTTCAAGGTCTTCCCCATCCGTGCGGGGGAGAAGAAGCCGCCGATGATTCCGTCGTGGCAGATCGCCGCGACGACCGACGAAGCGCGCATCAGCGAGTGGTGGACGCAATGGCCGGGGGCCAACGTCGGCATTCATTGCGACGGGCTCCTCGTCATCGACGTCGACCCGAAGAAGGGCGGCTTCGAGTCGCTCGCTGCGCTCGAACAGGAGGTCCAACTTGACGCAACCTACGAAGTCGAAACGCCGAGTGGCGGGCGGCATCTGTACTATCGTTGCGCAGGCGGCGCGCGCAACGGCGTGGATGTCCTCGGCGTTGGGCTCGACATCCGAACGACTGCAGGGTATGTCCTTGCGGCTGGATCGCGCACGGCAGCCGGACCGTACCGCGTTTACGTTGATGAGCCCATCGCGGATGTGGCCCCGGCGATTGTGGATCGCGCTGCCGCCCGGGGAAGTGACGTTCAGCGAAGTGAGCGATCCGAAGTCGTGGTCGACACCGACGCCGACGCCGCCGTCGCGCGAGCTATCGCGCATCTCCGAGGGCACCCCGTCGCCACGCAAGGCGCCGGCGGCGACCATCACACCTTCCGGACCATTTGCCGCATTCGAGACTTCGGTGTTCCCCAGGAGCGCGCGCTCGAAGCGCTAGCTGAGTGGAACGCGCGCTGCGTCCCGCCGTGGGAGTCCGGCGAGCTGGCGGTGAAGATCGAGAACGCTTATGCTTACGCGCAGGACGCGGCCGGCAAGCTCACGCCGGAAGCGCTCGGGTTTACGAAGATCGAGGGAAGTCAACCCGCGGTAAACGGGGCCGATCAGCCCCAAACTGAGGACACCCTCGACGACGTCGAGATGGTGCACCCGGCGGATGTCGAGGCGAAGGACGTTCTCGGCTCCGAGTACCTCATCAAGGGCGTGATCGAGCGCGAGTCGAACGCCGTGCTCTTCGGTCAGTGGAACGTAGGTAAGACGTTCGTGATCCTCGACATGGCGGCCGCCATCGCCACCGGGCAGCCGTGGTTCGGGCGCCGCGTGCGTCAGGGGCGCGTGCTCTACCTCGGCTACGAGGGCATTCGCGCTATGCGCAAGCGTATCGTGGCGCTGAAGCGCAAGCATCCGCTGCTCAGCGACCGCAAGACGCCGTTCGCCTGGGCGCCGTTGCGCAACCCGCTCATCACGCCGGAGGGCGACACGGAGCTGCGCCGCGCGCTGAAGAAGTTCGGCCGCGAGCACAAGGGCCCGCCGGCGCTCGTCATCATCGACCCCCTGGCGAACGCGCTGGGCGGGGACGACTCCGACGCGACGCTCATGGGCGAGCTGAACCGCCGCGTGAACGCGCTGATGAAGGCGTACAAGTGCACCGTGCTGCGCGTGCATCACAGCGGCCACGGCAATCAGGACCGGGCGCGTGGGCACTCCTCGCTGCCGGCCGGCGTCGACACCGAGATCCGCGTGACGAAGGACTCGATCTCGACGACCAAGCAGCGCGACGACGTGCCGGCCGACTTCAGCTTCCGCCTCATCGTCGAGGAAGTCGGGAAGGACGCGGACGGCGACAAGGTGACGACGTGCGTGGTGAAGCAGATCGAGCCCAATCCGCTCGACCCGGAGCTGACCGGCCCGCTGCAGGAGCTGTTCGATGAGTTGGTGAAGCTGCGCGGAGACGGGGGCACGGTGACGCGCACCGACGTTTCCGACTGCTCGCCGAACGCGACGCCGAAGGACCGGCGCAAGTGGATCATGGAACTGGAGCGCAAGATGTACCTGCGGGCCGATGGAACGAAGTGGGTTATCTGTGAGCGCGGCCCGCTTGCAATTTTCGACTAGGAGAAGAGAAATGTTCGAACCGATGTGTGAACTGCTTGCGCCGCCGGCGATCGTCGTCGAGGACGAGGCCGCTAAGTATCAGCGGCTCGTCGAGCAGGGGAAGGAAGCGGCCGCGCTGGAAGCGGAGGGAAAGCACGCGAACGTGGCGTGGGTCCAGGCGCTGAAGGCGGCGTATCCGGACGTCGTCTATCAAGGGCGGCTGGTATCATGTGCTAAAGTCTACGAAATCATCATGGAAGTTCGCGCGTGTTCGAGAGAAGCCGCGGCCCAATTCCTCTCCCGAAATAAAAATAACGAGCGGCATGCGGCGCACGTGGTTGGCTCCACAGGGCGCACTTCTCGCGCGTATCAAATCCGCCGTGCCGCCATCGAACTCACCGGGAAGTACCGGCTCGGCGCCGACCCGGCCGCGTGCATGGAAGCCCTGGCGAAACTGATCGAGGAAACGCGATGAGCAAGAACAAAGAGCTGTTCCCCGACATCCAGCCGCTGAACACGCGCGAGCACCGCAAGGAAGAGCGCGCGCACCGGCTGCCGCCCGAGGCGCCGCTGGAGCGCCCCGCGACGAACCTCGTCATCCCGAATGCTCCTGCGCACGGCTTGACGATCGCGATGGTCATGGACGCTCAAGTGAAGGACGGCGTGCCGACCGAGCATTTGACGGCGTACGGCAAGTACATCGCCGACAAGCAGCCGGACGTGATCGACTGCATCGGCGATTGGTGGGACTTCCCGTCGCTCAGCTTCCACAACAAGCCGGGCTCGAAGGAGCGCGAGGGGCGGCGCTACATCCTCGACTACGACGCCGGCCGCCGCGCAATGGACGCGTTCCTCACCCCGATCGCCAAGGTGCCCGGCTACAAGCCGGTGAAGGTGTTCAACCTCGGCAATCACGACATCCTGCCGTCGCGCAACGCCGCGGAGGATGTGCGTCTCGAAGGCGCGCTGCTCGACCCGACCGACTACCTCCGCGAGATGGGCTGGCTCGTGTACGACTTCCTGCAGCCCGTCGTCATCGGCGGCGTCGCGTTCTCGCATTACTTCCCGAGCGGCCCGATGGGGCGCCCGGTGACGACGGCGCCGGCGCTACTGCGCAAGCTGCACATGAGCGCGGTTGCCGGGCACCAGCAGGGGCGCGACATCGCCTACAGCCGGCGCGCGGACGGCGCGCTGATGACGGGCATCATCTCCGGCGCGTTCTACCAGCACGACGAGAGCTACCTTTCGCCCTTCGCGAACGGCCACTGGCGCGGCACGTGGTTTCTGCACGAAGTCAAGGACGGCCAGTTCGACGAGATGGCGCTGTCGATCAACTACCTGCTGCGGAAGTTCGCGTGATGCCGTTGCGCGACCGAATTTTGTGGACCGCCGTGATCGTCGGGATCACTGCGCAGATTTTGCGCTTGATTTATCAGTGGCTGCTGTCGTGACGGTGAGCAGAAAAGCAGCGCGGCAAACCGCGCTCGCGCGGAAACGCGACGTGTATTTTACAGGCGTGCCGTGCCGAAACGGGCACGTCGCGGACAGGTACATAGCCTCGAATGTTTGCTTGGCTTGCGACCGCGACAATCACCGAAAATACCGGCGAACGCGGAAACAGGCTCGCCTGCCGAAGTTGTCGCGGGCGCGCGTTTCACCCGCGGAGCGCGCGATGTTTCTGCAGGCGCAGAACTTTTCGTGCGCCGGGTGCGGGGCGGGGCTACACGCCGGAAAAGGGGGCGCCTGCGTTGACCATTGCCACGAATCCGGTCGCGTGAGGGGGCTGCTGTGTTTCCACTGCAATGTTGCACTCGGGCATATTAAAGACTCAATTCAAACACTTGAGCGCCTCGCGCGGTATCTCAAGGTAGCGGTTTGATAAAATGAAACTGTAAAACCTGCGACCAACCGAGGGGAGCCCCGATGTCCAAGCCGTTCGCCGTCTTCAGCGTCATCTGCCTTGTGATCCTGCTCACCCTGGGCCTGACGTCGTGCGCGCCGCAAGCTACCCCG